AGAGGGTTTGTTAACGAAAACGGTGTTAATAAAATTGTATTAACTGCAGAACTACCAACAGAAGAAAGATATGAAATATCTGAAGTAGGACTATACTCAGCAGGATCTAACCCATCTGCTGGAGCATATGACAGCAAAACAGTATTTGCTTTTACAACTGCAGAAAATTGGCAATACCATACAACCTCATCAGCAACTGCAATTCCATCATATTCCTCTCCACTTGATGATCCAAACGATGACAATGTTATTGCAATACCAGAAGCAGTATTTCAAACAAACGCAGATAATTCTATTTTTTATAAGCCTGCTCGTTCTGCAAGATATGAAAGATGTAGATTTCTAAACAATACAATTTTTATTGAAGGTGATGATTCAGATATTACCCTAAGCGAAGATAGTGGTCCAACACTTGATCACTTTGTTATAGAGGCTGGATCTAATCATATTCACTTAACTGGAGCCAATGTAGATTTTACAAGAAACTCTCCAACCGATGAATTAAAATTAGCATTTTCTTTAGTAAATAAAGATGGAGATTCTAACGCAATCCCAGAAACAGTTAGAATTCTTGTTGACTTTGCATCAACTGATGATGGATCTGGAGAATATGCTAGATTTGAAGCAGAAATAAACCATGGTACATCTGGAAACCCAGATTTAGTTCAAGATTTTTCAACCAATAGATATTTTGTAATAACAAAACAATTACAAGACCTTTATACAAGTGCTAACTTTACTTGGAATGCGGTAACTGTTGTTAAAATTTATGCATGTGTACTTTCTGAAGATAGTGGACCGTCACCAGTGCCATCATCAGATTATTATATTGCTTTAGATGCCCTTAGACTAGAAAACGTAGCAACAGTAAATCCACTATACGGTCTAACAGGATATTCTGTAATTAAAACTGATGGTGCTGAGACAATTATTAAATCACCAAACACAAGTAATTATATTGAATTTAGATTTTCAATTGGGGTAACATAATGGAAAATGAAACCATTAAAAAGGTTAAAGTTGAACAAGACAATCTTCCAACAATAAATAGCACTACTGAAAAGTATGATATTAGATATAGGATTGTTTCTGAAGATAAAAACAGAACCTCACATTGGTCTCCAATTGTAACACTTGATCCAGAGTATATTTATGTTCCTGGAAATATAACAATTGTTTCTTCAGGAATAACAACTGTTGTTTGGGATACAGTTACAATTAAAATAGGAAATCAAGTAATTCGTCAGGCTAAAGATTATGATGTTTGGGTAAAATGGAGCAGGGCTGCAGGAACTGGAGACTTTAATTATGTTCAAAGAATCTCTGGTAATTCTATTAATCTTGTTCATCCAAATGTTTTTTATATAAATGGTGTAGTTCAAGCACAGGCACCTAATAGAGTAACAGTAGAAGTTTACTTAAAGGGTGAACCAATAACAAGAGATTCTACAAACCTTTTAGTTTATAGTCCTGCAATGCACACGATCTAATGATATAATGGAGAGATAATGGCTAAAGTACCGCTACCAGAACGAGGACAACCACTAGATGTTACATACATCTATCAGTTGGCTGATACTATTAATGATCTGTCTACACAGGTTTCTTCAGCAACCTATAATTACACAACAGTAGATACCGTAAGCGCAGGAAAACAAAGCGTAAAAACATCTGAGGCTCGTATGATTGGCGGGTATGTTGAAGTAGCAAATAACTCAACAGTGTCAGCAGGAAACGAAAAAACATTCTCTTATGATTTTCCAAGCGATTTTAAGTATCAACCTATAGCAACTGCCACCCCAGTTAATATTGGCAATACACCTGCTGGACAAAATGTAAGCGTTATTTTAAAAACAGTTACAACATCTAGAGTAGAAGGAATTGTAAGGTTTGGTGCTTCTGGAGATTTGTCATTAGCAGTTAATCTAATAATTCTTGGTATACCAAACTAAAATTAAGGGTGGGAAATGGTTTTTTGCAAAAAGTGCAAAGGTCGTATGTTTGTTGACAGACAATACAGTACAACCGAACATATGGAAATATTCTGTATGCTATGTGGATCAAGAATGTTTTTTCACCCTCCCTCAGAAAGTGAGCAAGGTAGATGGATACTGCAAAAGGAAAAATCCAGAGCCAACAGTACAATAACGAGTCTGTAATAAAAGGAAACCAAAAGGTTTGGTTTTTAAATGGTGATCTCGTAAGGTTGTATCATAGTTCACGTTCGACTGGAATGGTAACAGTTTATAATATTAATAAAGATAGAATAGAAACATGTTTAAGATCTGATTTTAGAAAAAATAGACAACGAGCATACACTGTTGCTGAGACTGCTAAATTAATTAATCGTCATAGAAAATATATGCCAAGTTTAATTAAACGAGGAGTCATTCCAAAACCAGTGGGTTCAAGTATTGGTGGTAAGACTGGATTTCAAATTAGGTCTTATTATTCAGAAGACCACGTTAGAGAGATTCGTGCTATACTTGCAAGTATACATATAGGACAACCAAGAAAAGATGGACTAATAACAAATAACAGTACGCCTACAAGCCAGGAGTTGACAAGGCGAATGGGAGACGGTATACTTACATATACGAAGACAGAAGATGGAAGATATATTCCAGTCTGGTCTGAAAGCATTTAAAACTATGAAATGGGTGGGTAATGGAAAACGATTCAACGAAGGTAAACGTAACACTTGGATATACTCTTAATCTGGGAAATTTCCAGTCACTAAGACTTGACCTTGGCGTTACAGATTCTGCAAAAAATGGAGAAACCGTAGATCAGGCTTTTGAGCGTGTCTACAAGTTTGTAGAAGAAAAACTCACTGATAAGATTAAAGAAGCACAGGAAGAGGCTGCAGAGGCATAATGGCTGAACGCAAAGACCGCATGGCTTTGCTTAGTAGGTACAGTAAGTTACATACAGCAAAGTATGAGCAAAAGCCATCTCTGAATTTAAATGTAGAGCAATGGGCTTCTGATGCCTTGATAGAATCTTATGGCATTAGTAATTGCTATGAATTGCTTGATTATTATTTTAGTGTTGCACAAGAACCAAGTTGGAATTATTTTGCATACAACGCAGAAAAGATTATCAACGGTAAAAGAGATTATCAGTTAGATTTGCAAGAGCGCAAAGAGCGCAGAGCGATGGCGAGGAAGTGGCTTAGTGAATAATACAGAAGCAAGGGTTATATCTGCACTACTCGAAGATAAACAGATGCATGTTTTGCTACAGGCAAATGTAGAAAATCTTCTTAGAACACATAACGATATCTGGAATTTTATTAGGCTTTACTTTGAAAATAATGGTAGCGTTCCCCCTGCCTCTTTAGTTGTAGAAAAATTTAGAGATTTTGAGCCAGTATCTGGTGTTGGCGCAACTAAACATCATCTTGAAGAATTACAGACTGAGTATTTAAATGATAGCCTAAAAGATATATTAAGGTCTGCAGCAGGAGAAGTGCAGGGTGGAGAAGGTTCAAAAGCATTAGAAGAACTTATTACTAAGACCTCAGAATTAAAAAAGAATACATCTGCTATACGTGACATTGATGCTACAGATTTAGAGTCTGCTATTGCATATTACGAAAATGTTCAAAAGCAAAAAGAGACTGGTCAAATTGGAATTAAAACTAATCTTCCAGGATTTGATAACTACCTACCTTCTGGAATTATGCCAGGTCAACTTGGAGTATTTCTTGCTTACCCTGGAATTGGTAAGTCTTGGATGGCTTTATATTTTGCAGTGCAAGCATGGAAGCAAGGAAAGTCTCCATTGATTATTTCTCTTGAAATGTCTGAAACAGAAGTTCGTAATCGTGTTTTTGCAATCATGGGTGAAGGTGTTTGGTCACATAGAAAATTAAGCAATGGTGAAGTAGAACTTGATATGCTTAAAAATTGGCATGCTAATAAGGTTGCAGGCAGACCAGAGTTTCACATTATTTCAAATGACAATGGTGGTGAAGTTACACCCTCCGTTATTCGTGGAAAGATTGATCAGTATAAGCCAGACTTTGTTATTGTAGACTACCTACAACTTATGAGTCCAAATCAAAAGTCAGATAATGAAACGGTACGAATGAAGAACCTTTCACGAGAACTTAAACTTATGGCTATTAGTGAAGAAGTTCCTATTATTGCTATTTCTTCTGCTACTCCAGATGATGTAAAAGATCTTAGTAGTGCACCTACTCTGGGTCAAACAGCATGGTCTAGACAGATTGCTTATGATGCTGACTGGGTAATGGCTCTTGGTCGTGCTACCAATAGTGATATTATTGAGTGTGTATTTAGAAAGAATCGTAATGGTTTTATGGGTGATTTCTTAGTACAAGTAGATTTTGATAAAGGTTATTACAGATACAAAGATTACGAAGACGGAAAATAAAATGACAGACATATATACAGAAGATCAAATTAGAAGAGTATTAAACGGAATTGGCGTAGATGTTGAGGCTGAGTTTGGTAATGAACTAATTGTGTATTGTCCTTATCATAATAATAGTAGAACTCCTGCAGGAGAAATATCTAAAGAGCATGGTAGGTTCTTTTGTTTTGGATGTCAAGTAACCAAAAGTTTAGAAGAGTTTGTTATGACTATATCCAATAGGACATACTTTGAGGCAGTTCGATATATTCGTAGCAAGGGTCAAGAAACAGATCTTACTAGTGTAATAAATAAAACACTTTATAGTCCACCTGACTTTGTTCAGTATGACGAACTACTTATTAAAAGATTAAATAATCAGGCTATGGAATCTCCTAGGGCAATTAGATATTTTGAAGGTCGTAAGATTACAAAAGATTCTATGATCAAATTTAGCCTTGGATATTCAGAAAAACAAGATTCAGTTACAGTACCAATGCATAATCACGAAGGAATGTGCCTGGGCTTTGTTGCTAGAACAATCGAGGGTAAAGAGTTTAAGAATACTCCAGGTCTTCCAAAAAGTAAGATACTATTCAATCTTAATAGAATTAAAACATCAAGCATTGTATATGTCGTAGAATCATCATTTGATGCAATACGATTAGATCAAGTAGGTTTCCCAGCAGTTGCAACTCTGGGTGCTAATGTGTCTGTATCACAAATCAGACTATTAGAGAAGTACTTCAACAACGTTGTACTAATAGCAGATAATGATGAAGCAGGAATTATCATGACAGAAAAGTTAATTGAAAAACTTGGATCAATGGTAACTATTGTTAATCTAGATAAAAAATATAAAGATATAGGTGATATGGATGATGAGTCAATCAGAAAACTTGAGTTTCAGTTTGACAATTCTATATCGGCTATGCTAAAATAAATATAACAAACAAAGGAGAAACACATGAGCGTAGTAAAGGGACTCAAAAATATTAATGCCCTGCTCGACAAGCCAAAGTATGATGAAAACTCACCAAAGGTAAAGTGGCTTAAACTTGCCGACGGTCAATCAGTAAAAATTCGTTTCATTGAAGAACTAGATGAAGACT